TTTTGCCTTCGGAGCTGCTTTTGCTTTTTCTTCTTTCTCGAATTGACCAGCGTATTTTGAGAGCAAAGCGAAAGCGTCTTCGTCGGCCACATCTTTGACTTCATCTTTTTCAAACATCACATAAGTCTTCTCTACGAAAACGACCAAGTGATTTGCTTCGCCGATGTATTTAACCTTCATGGTTCAACTCCTTTGTTTAATACGATACTACAATGCAAATGCCAGCAGCGCCATTTCCACCTGCACCTGAACCTGTGCCTTTTGACGCGCCGCCGCCACCACCACCGCCACCATACGTTGAACCGCTGATTCCTGCATCACCTGCACCGGTTATTCTCCCGAAGCCGCCTGCGCCACCATTTCCTCCGGGACCAATCTGAGCGGTTCCTCCTGTTCCTCCGCCTTGCGAAGTTGTCGAAATTCCGCCGCCTGCTCCTCCAGAACTCGGTGCATTGATAGTATCTGCCGCAGATTCACCGATGCCAATCTTTGCATTGCCACCGCGAACTGAGTTTGTTTGAGCATCTCCGCCTGCGCCGACAAAGAAATCGAGGCGACCAGTTTTCCAGCGTGAACCGCCGAATCCTCTTTTTCCGCCGAAAGCCTTTGCATAAGTTCCAAACGAAGTCGTCCCGCCATCAGAGCCATCTTTGCCATTGTAGCCATCTTGAGTGACTGCAACGCCGCCAGAGCCGCCTGAACCAACGGTTACTGATACAGTCGAAGGCAAATCAGAAGCGAGAAGGTCTTTGACTACATATCCACCGCCTGAGCCGCCTCCGCCTCCGCATTGCGAGCCAGAAGTTCCGAACATGCCTGAACCACCACCGCCTCCACCGCCAATCAGAATGACTCTGACTTGTTTGCAGTTCGCAGGCTTCGTCCAAGTCCCATTGGCCGTGAATGTTTGAATCGTCGGGTCGATGCCAGAAGGGACTGCAATGAGTCTCTTTTTCCCTGTCTGGTCATCGACGGCAATTAGTTTGTCAGCCATCTTCGGAAATCCTTGCTTGAATGTTGAAAAGGTGAGGCAGATTTCTCTACCTCACCAGTTTAATCAATACTCGAACTCAAAGACAGGCGCGAAGCTGATTTGAGTTGCAGAGACCGCGCGGCCAACAGTGTAGACCGAGTTCCCGGTTGCGAAACCTGCTGTGCTTGATACCACGGCACCGGCCGTGGCAGCAGACACAAAGTATTTCTTTCCAGGTGTCAGGCTTGAGAAGCCGCCAATCACTGAGCCTTCAACAACGTAGAACTTGCCGGCAGCTCCAGAAGCCACGGAAGCCGAAGCCACCACAAGCTGAGCATCAGACAGGTCGACAGTTGCGATTGCTTTTGCCACTTCGCCGTTCGATTTGATGTAGCAAACCTGACCAGCAGAGATTGCTTCAGAAGCAGTCAAGCTGATGAGTTTTAGGTCAGCAACAACCAACTCAAGAGCATCGACTTCGCCTTGAACAGCCGAGACTGCCGAAGCGCGGTCAAGAAGTTCTTGAGCAAGATCAGCTGCAACGTCATCAATCGCTCCTTGGAGAGCTGTATCAGCAGCGGCACGATCCAAAAGCTCTTGAGCCAAATCAGCAGCAACATCATCAACAGCACCTTGCAAAGCAGTGTCGGCCGCCGCGCGGTCGAGCAATTCTTGAGCAAGTTCAGAAGAAACAGTGCTGATGCTTCCTTGCAATGCTGTATCAGCGGCAGCTCTATCCAGCAATTCCTGAGCAAGACCAGATTCGACTGCATCGACTTCACCCTGGAGAGCAGATTCTGCACCAGTTGCGCGAGTCACTTCAGCTGTGACAGCTGCCGAGACAGTGCCAATTTGACCAGCAACAGTAGTTGCAAAGTTCGGGTCAGAACCAAGAGCGTCAGCCAGTTCTTTCAGAGTATCGAGAACCGCTGGAGCCGAGTTCACCAATGCGGAGACTTTGCCGTCAGCATACGATTGAGCAGAAGCCAATGTTGCTGCATCGCCTGCAACGCGAGCGGAAGCCTCACCAGAAACAGCCGCTGCTCTTTCGAGGATTTCCTGAGCCAAGCCACTCGAAACAGTGCTGATGCTACCAGCCAGAGTTGTATCAGCAGAAGCGCGAGCAGAGGCTTCAGCATCGAGCTGAGACTTGTTCACTGCATCAGCAGCATCAACGCCATTTGCAACATTCACAATCTTGGCAGAATCAACATCAATCTGGCGGCCAGAGAGTTTGATTTTACCGCGAACGCCTGTTCCACTTGTCGCAGCAGTGACGAGATTGATGTCTCCACCGTTCACATTCTGAAGCAAGCCATAGCTATCGGCTTCGATATTGATTCCGCGACCAGCAGAGTCAGCAGCGTAATCGCCACCCATCGAGATAACGTACAAATCGCTCTGAGTTGAAGCGTGAACATAGGCGAAGTTGTACAGGTATTGGCGTCCAGGCTGACCAACATTTCTCTCGTTCGTCTTATGAGGAACAGTTGTCGTCAGGTAAACAACATTTCCGCTGTTAGGCGAAGTCAATTTTGCAGGGTCGCGTGGAACAGAACTTTCCGACAAGTCTGCATAAGACGATGCACCGCTAACAATGAGTTCGTCGATGAAGAATCCAGCGTAAGCAAACAACGAACAGCGACGATTGAAGTCATTGACTGTGGTTGTGAGAGTAATCTTCGCAGCCTTACCGCCAGAAGCAGCAAGAATGGTCGCCATTCCACCATTAGGATGTTGGTCGAGCTTGATTTCGCCGTAGTGAATGTTGTTCGAATGGATACCAACATTGATACCGCTGACGGTCATCGTTCCGAAGATTTCGCAGCTCTGAATCTGAGCTTGAGCAATCGCGTTGTTGTGACCATACAAGCGAAGCGTCGAAGCGAAGACCACTTCATTCAAGTAAAGTTTGCCGGCAGCTGATGTAACAGTCGACCAGTCAAAGTTCACAGCTGAGAGCAATGTGACGTTCGAGAATCCAGAGCGGTTGTCTGCCGAGCCGCTGAAGTCAGAAGCCATTGTGACTGGCGCAGTGATTCGAACGGCGTCTTGCATATCACCGACAACGAACACGTTCGCCTTGAGAGCGATTCCGGCTTCTGAGTATGCACCAGGGCCGACCTTGACCACATAACGCTTGCTCGGCGAAGCGTCAGTGATTGCAGCCAATGCGGCTGTAATAGATGCGAATGGCTTGCGAAGCGTTCCGTCTCCAGAAACATCGTTACCATCTTTTGCAACAAACTTTGTCTGACCAATACCAAACGAAAGCGTAGCCAGTTGGTTGTCAACGTAGGTCTTCGTTGTTGGGTCTGTTTCGAGAACATCCAAGCGAGCATCGAGAGCGTTGTCGCCTGACTGACGATTCGAAATCTCAGTTGTCAGATTCGACTGAACAGCGCCGATTTGGCTTGTCAGGGTCGCGGCGATGCTTGCATCGTTGTTGATTGCATCTGCAATCTCTTTCAACGTATCGAGAGTCGCAGGAGCAGCACCAACCAAGTCAGTAATCTTCTGGTCAGCGTATGCTTTTGCCGAGTTCAGTGTCGATGTATCGCCTGACTGACGGTCGAGAATCTCTTGAGCCAAGTCAGCCTGCAAATCAGAGATGTCACCGCTAAGACCACCAGACGCAGCTGCGATACCAGCATCAGCGTATGCTTTCGCAGATGCCAACGTCGAGGCGTCACCAGCAGCGCGGTCGATAGCTTCTTGAGCGAAAGCTGCTTCGACATCACCGAGGACTGCAAGAGACAGCTTGCCGAGTTTGAGTTCTGTTGTTTCGGAGTCGATACGTTTTTGCTTCGTACCGTCCCAAATAAGAAGTTGATAATTTTGAACTGCCATCAGTCCTGCTCCTCAAATTTGACAAGAATCGTCAGAGACGCCTTCTTGCCGTATTTCTTACACAAAGCCGCGAACTTCTTGTCAGCGACTCGGAATATCTTATCATCGAACTCGTCAAAGAACTGTTCCATTTTTTGGTCATCTTTTATTGATTCCACCGCTATTCCATCAATGAATATCTTGCGAGTATCTTCCATTGCTTAGCCTTCCGAAATCACTTGAGGGTCGATGAACAGTGATGTTGCTTCGCCTGTATGAGCACCGCTTGGCGGTTCTGCGCGACCAATCCTGAAGACCGTTCCCGTTGCTGGCGCGACCAAAGTCAGCTCGCCAGGAGTAGTCGAAAGGTAAACCGGCTGACCAGCGATTGCGCCTTTGCCAAGCAAAGCGTTCGGCACTTCACCGAGCTTGTGAATGATTCCGTAGCCAAGGTGAGCGATACCGTCTTGAGTGACTCCGGCAAAGTCATCGAGTCCCATTCCATCGGCATCAGCAAGAGAGACCGAGTTATTGTCTTCCCAGGCAACGGCTTTGAAGGGAAGAATCAATGCACCTGTGTTGTTGAATACGACCTTCGTCAAGCTGCTCATTGCTTCCTCTTCCTCATTGATGAACTCATAGCCTCGCAAGTACACATCCAAACTACCATCATCTTCTTCTGATAGCCGGTGAGCTTCAATCGTTATCAGAGAGTTCTTTGGCGCAATCTTGTAAGGGTCGAGCATTTGATTTGATTGTGGCTGGTATTTGTTTGTTCTGCTTGAAATGGCCAGAGAGCCATTGATTTGCACTGATACTCTGTAATCGCTTGCAGAGACGACAGTGAATTGCGACATCCTGAATGATTTCTCAAACTGCTGATGCGCTAGAATCAATCTTCTTTCGTCTGGGTCAAGAGTATCGGCATGGGTCAAATGAATCGGGTCGCCTTGCTTTTCATCAGATACGACAAGATTCCCGCCTTTCGAACGAACGAAGTTCAGCTGACCAGAATCTTCGTCAAAGGTCATGATTGGGATGCCGCGCTCTGTACCGGAAACGAAATAGTTATCTCGGAACAAGCTGGATTCAATGTCAGAAGCGAAAGCAGAAACCATCGTTGCCATCAGGCCGAAGGTCACAGTCCCGCCAGTGATGACAACTTCGCAGACTGGCTTCAAATGAACGCGAGCGACGATGATTGTATCCGCGGCCATCGAACCAGTTGTTTTGGTCGTATGGCTGACCAGAGGCGACCGTTCTTCATCTTCATCGCCAGTCGTCGTTTGAAAGTAGTTGACCGTTATTGAGGCATCGGTTGAAACATGAGTCACAAGCAAACTTGAGAGAACTGAGTTTCCCTCAATCTGCAACTGAACGTGATACGTTCCAGGACCAACTTCCCGAAGCGGAAACAAAGTCTGCGTTTCAAATTGGCGTATTTGAACAAGTCCCAGATCGGTAATTGTCATCTGCGAACCTCGGTTTTCAAGCAAAAAAAAAGAGCAGCTTTAAGCTGCCCTCATCATACCCTGCTTGAGTTCATCAAGCGAGGATGTTGATTCCCAAAACCGAGCTTCTTTCAGCAGAAGTTGCACCGCTTGCATACGCTTCGCCAGCCTGCTTGTGGCCTTTGAAGTCGAGGCGTTGATACGAAACCAACTGCCAACGATCGTATTCAGCGCGAGCGTCTTGCTGAACCTTGACGCGGATAGGACGGCGCAAGCCGAGATAGAACCGGCGAATGTTTGCAAGGTGGCAAACAGAACGGTTCGTGGTTGTTCCATCATAAACGCCGGAAGCGTTCAGGTTTTCACGAACGAACTCGCTCACGATGATTGGGATTCCGCGGAATACCGCGAGAGCTCCAGTCAGAATCGTTGCTTGAGGACCGAACTTCTCAAGCGTAGCAACTTCGTCGATATTCAGCATTTGAGCGTAGACCGAAGGTCCAACAACCCAAGCCAATTCTTTCGGAGAAGTTCCGTATTTACCCATTTGCTTACGCATAGCGTCGAGGCCAGTCTTGCTGACGCCTGCGCCAGAGAAAGAAGTTGTCGACGAAGCTGCGAGAGCGAGCTTACGGAGACCCTTCCAAGCCTTCTGGTTCGAAGCAGCCGACACAACGTCGCTGTCCATGTGAGTACCGCTGTCATCACCGTTGATGATTGCATCTTCAACAGCGCGAATTTGAGCCGCAAGAATTTCGCCACGAGCCAATTCCAGAATGGCTGGAGCACTGTCTTCGTTCAGTTCTTCTGGGAGGATGTAGTATTCAACCAATTTCTTGGCATCGAACTGGAGCTTCTCAGTATTGAAGTTTGCATCGGTTGCAGCAGCAGCTTCAGAAACCAAGCGAGCTTTCGTCACACCCTGTTGAACAGGAAGCTGGAAAGGGTTGGTTGCCATTGGGATTTCACGGAAAGCAGCAGCCAATTTCTTCTCAAGCTCGTATTCTTCGATGTACGAAGCCGAGATTGCAGTTGGCACCCACTCATCACCTTGTCCGACAACGGTCGAACCGAATGCCTTCAAGCGAGCTTTCAAGTCAACAGTGCGAGCGAAAGGTGTGTCGAGAACACCTTTCACATGAGCAACTCGCTCGTCATCACGGTCAAGAGGCTGACCAGCAAACAACTGAGCTTGCATACGAGCAATGTCCATGTCTTTCTTCAACTGAAGAACAGCAGACTTGCAGTTTTCGCTGATGTGAGCGTAGCGAGGGTGAGCAGTGTTGACTTCAATCAGGCTCTTGACGTTGCTGACGCCGAACGAGCTGAGAAGTTTCTGTTCATCGCTGTTGCTACGGTTGCTGAAGCTAGTTGCTCCACCAACGATATTGGCAGCCTTTGCCTTTTCGATTTCGCCAAGAGCAGACTGCACTTTCGATTCAAACGCAGCCAGCCGTTTTTCCATATCCGACATACATTCCTCCAATATCGCGGCTGACTGCCGCAAAGTTTCAATGCCTCGTCATGAGGCTTCCGTGACAGTGTAACACAAACGGTATGATTTCAAGCAAGCAGAGCTTTCAACTTTGCTTCATACTCGTCAAGCAGGCTTTTCATCGCCATCTCTGCTTCGGCAGGCAATTCCACTTCGACTTCTGTTTCTGGCGCCTCTGCTTCTGGTTTTTCGTCTTCGACTTTCTCTTGCATCACCAGACCTGCAATCGCGTCCTTCAAAGCATCGAGCTTCACAGAAATCGCGCCAAGCATCTCAAGCTGAGATTTCAGCAACATCAAATGCGCGTTGTCATTCATGCCTTCAGGCTCCTTGCTAGGCAGCGGTGCAGTCTCTTTGGACTGACCATCTTGTTCTGCTTGCTTGATATTGTCGCATTCTTCCAACCACTTTGCCATCATCTCACGAGTCGGCACAAATTCCGAGCAGCCTTTTTCTTTTGAACACATCGAGATTGCGATTGCCACGGCTTGGTCTTGCGGCTTGCCTTCGCCAATCAGCTTTGGAATCTTCTCAGAAACACATTCTTGGACTGCTTGAGAAAGCGGAGGATTCTCTGCCTTCTCGCCTTCCTTTGGCATTTCTTCCTCGGCCATCGACTTCTGCGCTTCAACATCAGCAGCGTTTGCTTCATTGAGCATGGTCGACTCGCAGCCGAGAATCGAGGAGAAAGCTCCGAGAATCGGTTCAGGAACAGGAGTCACATTGCCAGCGAGAACTTCAGCAAGAGCTGGCGGTTCAGCACCGGAAGCATCAGATAGCTTTTGAAGCAGGTCTTCTTTCTTCTCACCGGCATCAACCAACTTGCTGATGTGGTCATTTGCAATCTTGGCGACCATTGCTCCTTTGGCCTTCAGAGCCATTTCGCGCAGGTCTTTGAGGCTTTTGACGTTTGCCAATGAGAATGTGGAATCTGGTTGCGCTGGAATGCTCACGATACTTACCTCCTGAAGTTCCCAATCCTTGATAAGTTTGCCACCCTGAACTTCAGGGTCTTCAACAACTGTTTCATCAGCGAAGCGAACCGAGAACGTGCAAAGCGTTCCATCGGCGACCAAGTCTCTCACAAACGAGACCTTCTCATTGTCTGAGCTTGAAACCACGGCTTCGACCCAAAGGCCATCTTCCCGAGGCTCAACAGCGACAACACGTCCAACAGGATAGTTCATGTCATGGTTGAAAAGAAGAATCGGGTTCTGCTTGTAGCGTTCAAGTTTGACACTCAATGGATCCATGCGTTCCTTGTAGGCGTCAACCATGAAGCGGTTTGCAAAACCGGAGATTCTGACCATCCCTTCAGGGACGGAGTCACCAAGTTTCTTGAATCGAGATGATTTTGTGCATTTCATTCTGGAGCAGTCTCCTTCAGCTGTTGCAGTTCTTGCTCGTATTCTGCCATATCTTCAGGCGCAAGCGTCACAAGACTACACCGACAATTTATAGTTTCCGATGCCTCACCATCGGGGTCTTGAGGATACATTAAACCATTGCTGAATGGTTCGTCATGTTTCCTGATTTCTCCATTCACGCCGCGATGAGTTCCACGAACATTGTCATCTTGAGCGGTAACCCATGCTTTCTGAAGGTCTGGGATAGCCTTTGCAGCGAGCTTCATCATCGAAGCAGAGCCGATTGAAACAGCGGTCAGAGTCTCAGTTCTGGCAATTGTCCCTGCTCTTGATTTTCCAAGGTCCGAGAACTCCTCAAGAATGTTTCTCTGAATTTCATCGACAGAGAGATTATTCTCGATGCCATCCTGGACGATTTTCATGATTTCATCTGTCGAAGTCTGGTCAATGTTCTTGAAAGACTTCAATCCGCGAGCTTTCAGAGTTGCAGCGCGACCTTCAGCATCGGTTTCTTGAACCGCTGTCAGAGTCTCACGAGCAGTCTTATTGAAGACAATATCAATCTGCTTCTGGTATCCGACATCCATGCTTGATGAAAGAATGTCGCTGTATTGAGAAAGATATTGGTCCTGCAATTCCTTGAAAGCCTTCTCAAGACGCTTTCGGTATTCCTTGGCTGAAGGCATGTCTGCCTTGATGCCTTTCTTTTGCTTGAGAGCTTTGACTGCCAATTTCGCTTGGTCGGCAAACAAGTCGAGAGACCATTTCACCATCTTCGGCAGCTGCTCTTTCAAGTGAGTGCTGACTGTTTCCTCGTTCTTTTTCACCTGCGAAGCGTATCGTCCCATTTCTTTGGTTTCGCTTGCGAGCGGTTCAAGAGGCTTTTGTTCCGGCATCTCTGGCGGAGGAATAGCATCAACTTTCTCTTTTTCATCTGCCGCCTGAATCTGGCCTTGAACTTTCGAAGACCATCGCTTTCCGGCATCTCCACCCCAGAGCTTCCAAGCGATTGCTCCAGCGGAAGGTTCTCCGTTCGGTTCTTTGTTATCTCCTTCGCCATCATGACGAGCGAAATAACTGACCATCCTTTGAATTGTGTCTGGAAGAACGGTTCTCTTGTTCTTGAGTTGCACGGCTCGCGCAACACCGACTTCGGTGCCGCCTCTTCCGTATTTCTGCCGCCATTCAAGACCAAGCGCGGCTTCATCAGCAACATCCTGAGGAGGCTTGAAATCAATGTGTTCATACTTTCCAGGAATCGCTTTGTATTCAAGGTCTGAACCATCGTCTTCATCTGGCATCGACTTCACTTCAGGCAAAGACAACGGTTGAAACGGCAAAGCAGGAGCAGCACCAGGAGTCGAATCTCCTCCATCGAGAGCTGGCAGGCCAAAGATTTGCGATCGAACTTCATTGAGAGTGTGAGTCTTCAGAAGCAAAGCAGCCATTTCCGCTTGCGCTCTCAAGTCTTCCTGAAGGAAAACAACTTCTGAAGTGTTGAATTGCAGTTCTTCGTTGACCTGAAGCATCCCTGCTTTGCGGAAATGCTTTGTCAAAGCGTGAGCGATTGCCTTCGCCGTTGGAATGAGAGCCGTCTGCCAGAAGTATTTCAGAGCCATCTTATGCTCTTCTGAACCAAGCGAGCCAGCTTCTTGCAAAGACACGACGTGCTTTGGAATATGAAGCGTGTTCAGAATCGTCTCGCGGTTCATCTTCACGAGTTCAACGATGCCTTGGTCTGCAATCTTATGGTCAGCAGCAGTCCATTTGACGCCTTTTGGCAGGAGCATGGTTCTGCGTTGGTTGCGTCTTCCTGTGTGAGCCATTTCAAACGAGCGCAGCAAGCGGAGAACTGATTGTTCATTCGCAGCTTGGTCCATCTCAAGGATGCCTTGAGGCGTTGCGCCTTTGAGATAAAAGCTGTTCAGATAGTCTTGAGAATAACGATTGAACAGAATCGACCGACGTCCCGGGATGAATGGCGACAGACCCCAGATTGGCGAACTCGGATTCGGTCTTCTGGCATGAGCCATTTCATCCAGTCCGATTGAGATGCCTTTCGTCAGTCCAACGATGACTTCTTCAGTATCTGGGTAAACAATGTAGGCTTTCGGGAGATGCTGCTGGTCGAAGTCATACTGAACTCTGTCAAAGCTGATGTGATAGAGCTCTTTGCTTGACTTGGCGTGATACATGAATGAATTGCCGCCAAGAACATAGTCGCAGGCGAGAGAGTATTTCAGTTCAGAACCATTCGACCATTTATTCGGAGTCTCAAGAAGCTGAGCGACAGGATGAAATTCGACAGGCTTCTCAACAGATTGACCATCTTCAACAGACTTGCGAATCACTTGCAGAGGCAAAGAGGAAATCGGCTGAGCATAAGCATCAACGCTGATGAACACCCAATCTTCTGAATACAAAAGTGCCTTGAGATTCTGACTCGTCATGAAGGCTTTAGTTTCGACTGCCCATGCGGAGTTGTATGGTTCCTCTGAAGGGAAACCATTCGGGTCAATGTATCTCAAGCCATAATCACGCGAGCCGCGCTTACTTCTTTTCCTCGTTGGCTCTACGGACGATGACCGCTCCTTGGACTTTTGCATCTTCTTGCTCCTGCTCAGGCAAGACTCCCAATCTCTCAATCTTCACATCTTTGGGAGCGTCTAGGACAATTCGTGCGCCACGTGATGCGCTGACGATTAGAACTTGGTCACCGACTCTGAGTGCTTCACCTTTTTTAAGTTGCACGACCAAGGCCATCGTTGTCTCTGCTCCGGTTGGTGAGGATATGCGTCAGAAGTCATCGTTTTCATCGGCAAGAGAAGCGTACCACGACTCCACAGAAAGAGCAGTTTTCGGCAGGTCTTCCAGAAAACGCACATCGAAAACACGGTCTTGCGTTTCAAGGACTGCTGACCAAGCCAGAAAGCAGGCGGTCACAATATCATCATGCAACCCCGGAGGCGCGGAGTAAGTTGGCTTACCGAGAACACTCATCTTCACATCATAGTTGTCATGCTCTTTGATAAGCTCAGGCCAGTTCGGGAAGACTAGATTCCTTGTCTCAATGGCGACCATGTAGGCGTCCACCATCGAAGATTTGCTTTCATTTGTGAAAACGACAGGATCAATCGGATATGGGAAGCTGGAAAGCAGATCGTTGATTACGTCACCGATACCCGTTCGGTCATGACGAATCAAGAGAACTTCATTAAACTGTTCTCCAAACTGGTAGAGTTCCCGAATGGCTAACTTGTAGTCGAGGCCTTGAAATCTTCTGAAGCCGACGATTTTGGGTCTGGAAGTTCCGACTTCAAAAGCGATAAACACCCCATAGTCTGTTCTTTTCGCCCAGTCGGCTCCAATGACAACCTTCTTTGATTTGGCGTCTGGCACCTGCCATGCCTGCATCTTTCCATAAACTTCAATCAAATCGCCTTCAACGCAGTCCCGATGACCGAGAAAGACGGAGCCATCATCCATGAACTCAGCCAAGTAAAGCTGTCGGAATAGTCTATCTGGTAAGGACAGGCGAGCTTGTTCAACGACTCGTTTATCGACGTACGGAGAATCAATTGTTCTTGCAGTCGCGCAGAATTGTTCATACGGCTTCTGATGCTTTTCTGCCCATGCCATGTGTTCTTGGCATTGTCGGTACAAATCGTAGAAAAAGTTCTTTCCTCGAGGCGTTGATGTTAACGCAATCCATCCACCTGTTTGAGAAGTTGTCGACATGACTGATGCGAAGGTCTGCTGAGAGCATTTCGCTGCCTCATCAATCAAATTCCCATGCGTTCTTTCACCTTCGATACTGCGCTCCGGGTCTTGAGCATGGACGCATTGAATCTGCGCACCATTATGATTCCAGCGCATTCGCATCTTTGACTCGGAACGCTCTGGCGTAATCTTTGCCCATTGCTCCATAGCTTGCTTGTATTGTTGAGGCGTCAGGTTGCCTTGTGCTGGCAAAGTCTGTGGAAACAGCCGATCCAGATACTTGTAAGTGATACTTGCCTGTTGGTAAGTCGGTGCGATGATTCTATACAGAGCCGATTGTTCTCGCGGAGCAGAGAAGCTGAAATTCGCTATTCGCCCTGCTCCGCCAAGTGTTTTCCCGATTTGGTCCCTAACGCCAAGACAATTAAGCGTGTTTTTTCGTTGATAAGATGCTTCTGCCATGTGGCATATGGCATTGGCAACTTGATATTAAACATTATTATCCTCAATTATATTTTTTCGTCCAAATTCACCATGAAGTTTTTCTGATGCTTCATTATAAACTGCCGCAGCTTCTTCTTGTGTGTCAAACATTCCAAGATGATGCCGCGTATAATTGTGAGTTATAGAAACACACCACTTCTTTCTTTTACGAGAAACGCCTTTATATTTACTTGAAGCGGTCTCTTCATTTCGCTTCTTTCTGTTCTTATGGTTTTGTTGAGCTGTACAAATTCTCAAATTTATTTTTCTATTGTCTAAGGTGTTGCCGTTGATGTGGTCTATTATTTGACCTTTTTCAGCGCGCATTATTTGGCGATAAATTCTAATTTTTACGTTTCTTTTACCGTCTATTGTTTTAACGCGATAGACGTATTTTTTGTCTATGAACCAACTGAACTGTAAAATCTCATCTAAAATATCAGTATCAATTAAGAAGGATGCGCCACTTCCAAGGTAAATTTTCGCATAGTCTTCGCAAATGAAATATCTAGTAATTTTGCCTTTGGTTGGCTTTCGACCAGTTACTACTAATCTTTGAGTATAGACTTGATGCACATCTTCTCCTTCCCGACAGTTTGCACCGTCGGCTTCGATCGAAGAAGAAGACGGCATGGATCTTCTATATGACGCTTTTGAAAAAGTAAAATATCTTATTAATTCTCAACCAACTTCAATTTTGGCTGTGCGATGAGCGTCGTGCCACCATCTGGATTGACCACGGACTCAAAGTCGAACAGCGTTTCTTGCATCTGTTCTTCCTTACCAGCTTCAACCATTCCAGTCACGACATCTTCAATCATCATGCGGCTTGCATAGCCAAGAATCTTCTCAGCAGCTTTGAGTCGCAAGTTGAGCACCTGCAAGTCCATTTGATTCTCTATGTTCAAGTTCGGCTGGCAAAGGTCAACCAAGGTCTTCAACGCCAGCGGTGCTTGCTCACGCAATAAAGCGCGAAGCATGATGCGATGGCTGCTGGCACCTTCGCGTGTTTCTCTTGCAACGGCTGCTATAAGTTCATTGGATTCATCAATGCTGAGTTTGTACTTTGCCGCAATCTGATGCACCGAAGCGCCATTGCGTATGGCTCTGAGTGCTTCTTCGTGTTGTGCGTTGGTCAGTTTCATTGTTTTGCACTTTCAATACGCTTTTGAGCAATCTCAAAGTATTTGTCATCCATCTCAATACCAATGAACTTCCTGCCAGTGTTCATACAAGCCACGCCTGTAGAACCTGATCCCATAGTGAAGTCCAGAACGGTTTCGCCTTCCAGCGTGTATGTTTTGATCAAGTATTCGAGTAATGCGACAGGCTTTTGAGTGGGATGCAAGCCTCGCTGCATGGAAAACTCTATGACTGATTTTGGCTTAATTAAGTCATTTTCACCTGTCTGGTTCATACCTTCACTGTTTGGAACCTTGCGTGTAACTTGGCTTTCAAATATGCGTGGTTTGTTTTTTCTTTTGTTCTTTAGATCTCTTTGTCTCAGTTGTGGAAAAAAATTGCTTTGTTGATTGTAAAAGACGCTGATTGTTTCGTGGTATTTCAATACTTGTTTGTTGGCCATTAAAGGATTGCTAGGACGTTCCTTAACCCATACCCAATCATACTTGAACCGCTTGATCTGACTCATGCGCAAGGCACTTGAGAACGGTTCACTGCCAAACAACAGGCAAGCACCATTGGGTTTAAGGACACGCCAGATTTGTTCCCACATTGGTTCGAACGGAATGACGTTGTCCCATTTGCATGCTGTCGTGCCGTAAGGTGGGTCAGTCAGAATCATATCGACTGAACCACTAGGAATGTTCTTCATAAGTTCTAAGCAATCACCATGCAATAACATCACAAGCCTTCCATGCTTTCATCTTAGGCAATCTTCTGCTATACGAAGCGGCTAGTCAAATAACATGGAGGCACTCATGGCGTCTATCGCAAATTCTCATGATGAACTGTGGTCATCGCGTTCGTTTCTGATTGAAGAACAAGGCTGTCCAGAGAAGCTTGCCGCTCAATGCGGGAAGGACTTGGATATCGAACACGTTCAAGAGCTGATGGCACTTTCCCGCGAGGAAATGGAAAGCCGTCTTGCAAATTCCCTCTTGGAAATCGAGAGAGCAAAGAAAGAAGTTTCTGAGAACGAGAAATACAAACAAGCCAAGCAGGATGTGAAGTATTTCGATGATGCCTTGAAAGAGAAAGTGAATCCTCTAAAGGCTGTTGCTCAACTGATGCTCTGGAAATTGGAAGAAACCGATGGGTCATCTGATTGGGAATCGTGAAGACATCAAGGCTTCGTCTTCTGAACGCAAGGAGCTTTTGAGGCTGAGCGAGGAAGGCAAGCTGACGGCTGTTTATCAATATCTGATTGACCGAATCAACGAATACGAAATCTCAATCTGGGAGGAAAAGTTCTTTTCAGATTTGACGGGTGAGGAAATGACTTTGAATCATCTCACCTGCCTTCTGAGACGGGACTTGATTGAACATTCAGGAGTTGAAATCAGCGGTCATGTTGCGCGAAAGCTCACAACTTGGCTTTTGAAGGCGTTGATTTCTTCTTGCCTGGAATCTGGTTCGCTTGAACTCGACGCGACAAAGCTGCTAAGTCGGATTGGCTTTTCGAGTCAAAGTCTTGCTGTGCCATGCGATTGAGAGCATCAAGATTCATTGCATAAAGATAAGCGTTGATTTCTGTTTGTCCGACAACGCTGACCAGCTTCAACACGCAAAGTTCTTTCAGAGCAATGCGAATGGTCTTTGCTTCTGAGCCTGTCAAATCAGAGAACTCTGACACTTTCCAGTGCGCTCGATGAAGATAAGCCGCCATTGTGACCAAACAGAGCTTTGCTGTTTTTGAGCAAGGGACTGACAAAGCTTTGCGAACAGTATCGTGAAGCATGGTTTTCCCTCATGGTCCAAACATGGTCAGATCATGGTTCAATCATGGTCCGATCATGGTCCAGAAGTTATTCTTGAGGAAAGCCTATCATGGTTTGAATTGATAGTGCCTACAGTCTTTGACGATGTTTCGCGGGTCTTTCCGTTGAGGATGGACGAAGACTCCAGTCCAGTAAGGCTCCCATGTAGGAGAATCCTTTGAATCGCGGTCCTGTTTTGTTTCGCGCAATTCTGCGGATAATTCAATAAGTTTGAATCCGGCTGATTTGTATTCGATGAAACGATTTCTCAGCCAGGACATCGTTTTTTCACAGTCACAGCTCATGTCCATTGGCACTTCGAATCGGATACTCCAGGCACAAAGCAAAGAGACGCCTTTCTCCCGAAGTTCGTCGATGTTTTGCTGAACAATGATTTGTCTGGGATAGCCTTTCGTGAGCTGTCCATTCATATGAGGAATCACTTGGTCAAGTTTGTGTCGTTGTAGCATTTCTCAGAATCCTTTCCTTGCAGTCATCGGCTCCAGATTGACGCCATATTGCTTTGCAAGTTGTGCATGAACTTTTTTCGCCACTTCTGGCGGACATGGACGAACCAGATACTCGTATGGACTGAGGCCAAGGCTTGCAGCGCGTTGAATCACATACGGGTCATTCATCCGAGCTTCACTCGGCTTGTCTTCTGGGTCTGTTGGCTCTTGTTTGGCTTCGACAAGCTGAAGGATGCTTTTTTGAAGATATTCTACGCGACCAGTCAAAGCCTTACGCTTTTCCTCTGGCAGTTTTGAAATGAACTGTTTTTCAGCAGAAAGATAAATTGCTTCGTTCTCTGGGTCAAAGTCGATTGCTCTGTCCGAATTGATGACTCCCTTGGAAACCGCTTTTTCAAGGCCGCCAATACGCATGGACCTATCGTGACCTAAGGTTACCTCCCAAGTCGCCTTCAAGCCTCTAGCGCGGCTCTTTGACACGTTTTCGTCATATAGTTTTTTGAAAGCTCGTTCCGCTCCGATAAAATCGTTCCGTTCAAGGTACGAATTGATATCGCCTCTTAATGAGGCGTCTCTCATTTCTTCCGTCATGAAGGCGGTTTCGTCCTCGGACTTTGGCAACAATGCCCACGCTTCTTCGGCAGGCGGGTGTTCTTCAGCGGAAGTCGGCCTTAAAAGGTCCACCTGCTTTTGAAGGTCGCCAATCGTGAGCCTGCCTCGGGTGGTTTTCATGGCTTCCACAGCGGCTTGCATTAAAAGCCGTTGGTCTACGGCCGCGAATGTAAGCTGAACCAGTCTGGCGAGTTCTGGGGTCGGTTGCGTCCCGCCTTGCTCGAAAGCAGCTAGAACGAATTCAAAGGCGTTGCGTTCAATGCTCATGGGTGCCTCCTTTTTGAGCGTCTTCTGATTCCATTAGATCCAAAATTTGGCTTATGAAAGAAGTTTTTGAAGAAGTTTTATCGACGTATTCAGCCTCTCGGCGGGTCGTAAGGGTTCCGCGACGGTAACCGGCCACCAGCTTTTCAGCTTCAGCTAGAGCAACGCCTATCGTGTGCATCTGTTTGACGTACCAGTAATCATTTTGAAGCAGATAAAATGTGATTATTTTCGGAGCGTCTTCAAAACCGACTCGCTCACAGAACTGTTTTAACTGACTATTCACTTTTGCGTTTCGCGCTGGCTGCACTTTGTATCGTTTTTCATACCATTCCGAGTAGGCGGTCCAAGTTTCTGCTGTGTTTTGCGGCGATTTAGTTTTCAAGTTTGGATCTGGCCGTGAGTTCTCAAATTGACTGACCGTGAGCGCGGTGGCGTCAGCCGCTGCAACATCTGGGTCAGATACGGGATGCATAAGGGATCTATATAGAGGAACCGGTTCATTTTGACCCGATTGCCGGTTCATTTTGACCCGATTAACCGGTTCATTTTGAACCGAATCAATTTTCTCATTCGGGTCATTTTGAACCGATTCAGAAGTTTCCGACAGCAGTTTTTGCAGGTTTTCTTCATTGACTCTGTACGAATTGCCCGTTCTTGGGGCGATGTCGATTTCAAGAAGGCCACGCTCTTTCAGGTTGGAGAACACCCTTTTGAGCTTCGACTCGGAAAGCCAGCTGAACTTGGTCAACCAATACGTCTTGGAGCCTTGATACCAGCTCGTGCCGTAGTTCTGTCTTTTGAACCGGCAAAGGTTGTAAAGCGTTCGGAGAACTATCGCTTCATCGACGCTCCCAAGTTTTGCAGCGACATCTGGGTCGACGATGCAATAGTCTGAAGAGATTTTCCAAATATCTATTTCGCGGTTGAACTTATTTGACAAAGAAGCCTCCTTACAAAAACTTGCAATGGAGGCGAAGCTCATTTATGTTGAGCATCGAACAACCACTGAGTTTGGTTAGTTCCGCTCCCGATGGTTTCCGGCCAGTCGGGAATTTTCATTTTTCTGAAAACCTGCCCAGAAGTTTGCCTTATTTTTACGAAAAAAGAAAGCATTCCGGTCGCTTACTTATGAAGCGAAGTTTTTCAATCGCCCGATAACCGAGCGAACGAAAGTCATCATTCACCTTGAATGTAAATGAGGTCTCCTAAAACCTGCTGGAAGATGAGGTCAAACTCTTGGTCCAGCTTTCTGCGGAAGTCGTTTTCCAGATAGAGCTTGCGCTGCATTTCTTTCAGCGACCGGTTTTTCATCTTTTCGGCAAGCTCGAACTTGCTGTCAACGACCCAAGGAGACACGTCGATGCCTGCAATATCGAATGTACCTTTGACCGACTTGTCGAAAAACGTAAGAACTCCTGCGCTCAGATATTCGTAAAAGCGATTTGCAGGAGAACTGTAAATACCTTTCGGAGTACCCACATGTGAGTACGTGTCCTCAATGTAAAGAGCGCATTGAAACTTTCCGGCCTCTTCTGGGATAGATTTTTCGAACTGAAATATCTTAGCTTTCGGGTTCAAGGCCAAAAACTTATTTTGATGTTTCGGTGTCGGAGCGGCGATATTGAGCTGATAAGGCGCGTCAACGAAATACTTACGGAAGTACACTTCACGATGTTCTCTGAAGGCTCCGTAATACATAACTCCAGGAACTGTGAATTGTTTTTCTGGGATTCCTGGAATGTAAGTCAGCTGATTCCAGTTTAAGTATTTATATTTAGGAATCTTTTTATGGTTATCTGTTTTCCTTTGATATGCTGCGATCAAGGTGGCGTCAGATTTGCCGTAAAACCTTGATTTGATGTCATATCCAGAAACGGCCGGAATCCACATGTTAGGATTGTAGTCTTGACCGACCCAAATATGACGATTGTTCATGTGAACCAAAGCAGCATATTCCTGCTTGAAATTGCAAAACAAAAACACGCCATTGATCGTTATTAAGGCATCATATTTTTTAGGATGACATTTCTCTACTGAATCTATCAACGTTACTGACAAGCCTTTTGAAGCTAGTCTTTGCACTATGTACTTCGTGAGCCTGACCGTTGCCACAGTACTCATGTCGTGGTCTGGAATTTTATTGAAGCTCACAACGCCAATAGATTTCATGCGGTTTTCCTTTATTTATTCAAGGCCTCCGTGATACCTGCGGCCTCGTTCAAGTTCTTCTTCAACTGTTCCGCATTCACGCATTTTGTCGCGAAGGTAGTAAACAAGGCTGATTCTTTCAAACGCCTTACCATTGATCGATTTCATTTCTGTATTGCCGTGTGGTTCTTGTGGCATGAAGAACAACAAATCTTGATTGTCAGAAGAAACAGCTATTCTGTATCGTGGAAACACCAAGTTACCACCCATGAAATTACCGGCTCTGAGGACATTGAAAGCACTGAAAGAATCTTCCAGATTCAATCCGTCCCTATGTAAAGCTGTACGAAAGTTCTTATTTATCGTTACCGTAGAAAATACGGAATCACCGATGAGCCAGTCTTTTTTTACCTTAGCCGCAACAGTTGCTTGGTAATTATATTTCTCGAAAGCATATGTTTTAAAAAGCCTCGAGATTTCTTCAATCATCGGAATGGCTTTTTTCCATTCACTCGGGTGCGCATAATTCCAAGCACAAGCGCGACAATAATTCATTCGCGGATATCTGTCGAAATATCCGATAATTGAAGAATCAACTGCGTTTCCAATGCGTGTCTTGCTGACGGAACCGTCTTTGCGTATACGCATTTCGCTTTTACCAGATGCGATACCACGGTTGGTCGTTGACGTGGCTGCCTCTCTCAAGCTCTTATAAGCATCAAGGCAAAACTGTTTCGGTAAAGAAGAAGGTACCCAGACAGCGAAAGTTTTATTTGTGATGGCGTCTTTCAACTCGACTGGTTCGGTGAAGTTCTTATTGCTTATCAGCAAATCATAAGACTGCTCATCCAGAAAATCACCGAGTTGTGAATCGAGTTGTTTGTCAGTTTGCAGCGGTTTGAATGTTAGAACTTTCATTCTTGTTCATCACCTTGTTCGTGTACTTTACAAGCCGTTTCCAAAGCCATCAGTACGACTTCTGCCGTTGTTTTATCTGAACAACCGTAATAACGCTGGTACTTTTTAATGAACTCCAGATATTTCACATGTTCATCTGGTTTGTACAGAAGTTGGACTTGTTTGAAACCTTCAGAAGTTTCTTTCGTTTCTGAATCGTCTTTACTTCTGTCTTCCGGAATATCAAAGCCGATATCTCCGAGGTCGACATCCAGCATCGAGTTGATTTCAAACTCTTGAAACCCAGTCAAAGATAGGTCTACGTCAAGCTCTTTCAGGCTTGAAAGTTCTTCAATCAACTTCATCGTATCCCATCCGGTTTCTGACACTTTGTTGTCATATATACGCAGCGCAGCGACGCGTTCTTTGCTGAGATTTTTGTCCAAAATAAAAGCAGGAACCTTTTCCATTCCAAGGAATTTAGCGGCTTCAAGCCTGCCGTGACCGATGACCAAGGAATTATCACTGTCGACGACTACTGGTTGCGTGAAACCGACTTCTGAAATTTGCTTCGCGAGACTCTCAATTTGCTCTGGAGGATGCCGTTTTGCGTTACGCTGGTAGGGCGAAATTTTCTCAACTGACAACATAGTGATTTTCATGACGGTTTCTCCTTGAATGCCTAATCTTATAACTTTTTTCGATTATCGGCAAAAAAAATCTCAATAAAAACAGTAACTAAGTAAAAAGTCAGTAAAAAGTCCTTTGGCTTTTCCGCAAAAAGACCGAAGAGAAAAATAGTTTCCACGTCGAAACTAACAGGAGGCGGCCATGAAAATTACGCTCGATGAACTCGAAAACTACGGCCTTGAAAGCAATCTTCGAGAACACGTTCTCAAGCTCAAGCCGCAACATTGGCAATATGCTGCGAGCCTATTGGCAGCAATGAAGAATGAAACAGAAGAAGAAATGAACAGAGCTTGGTCTTGTCTGCCACGCAATTTGAAACCGGCTCCTGATGACAAGCTCGCGAGGGTGGTTACGGAATTGATTTGTCGCGTGATTTCCAGCCGTCACAATAAAGCGAAAGGAAAAACAAAATGAATAAACAACAACTTCTATTTTTGCTTCAGGCTAAAGCGGTTATGGAGACAGTGAAACTCAGCAGTTATGGAGTTCCAGAATCACAAGTTTATTTGGCTTTGGACATGGATTTTGAGCAAAGTTCAAACATAGTCGCTTTCTTGAAAGATAAAAAGGCCATAAAAGTCAACAGGAATTTGATTACTGCTGGAGAAGAGTTCGACGGTTTTTACGACATTCTAGAAAAGATAGAACAGAAAATTAAATCACTTTCTGGGGTTGTAAAATGAGTTACATCACCGTAACTGAATACGCTAAAGAATATAACATCACTCCTCAATATGTGAGGAAATTAATCAAGAACAAAAAGGTTCAAGCAATCAAGGTTCACGATAGGCTGTGGTTAGTTTATAGCCCAGATACGACGAGTGAAACCATAGACGAGCGGTTAGCAGATGCTGAAATCTTGAGGAAAGCGAAAAAGCTTTGAAGTAAGTTCAGAGCAATTCCTTCCATTTCGCTATCAAAACTTTATGTTCATCAATCGCCGCTCGTTTATCTGAAACTATCGCTCCACCTGAAAGCCTTTGGAGAAGATAGACAAGCCGATTATCTGGCTGGTTTTTTTGTTCTAGCTTGACTGCAACCGCCAGAAGCTCTTGTGCGAGTGTTTTTACGTCCTCTGGAGAACGAGCAAATGGCCCACAGCAGTAAGTCATCAGCTGAGCAATCTCTTTCAGCTCTTTGCTCAATTCAAGCTTCATGCCTTCACCAGATAGTCTTTGATTCCGATTGCCAGACCGAGCGCATATGCTTCTGTCACTTCTTTCGGGATTGTTCCTTTGAATCTTGCTGCGTCAATGAAGAAGCCTTCGGTCAAACAAGCTGGAATTAAAGTCGGACAGCCTTTGAGAACTCCGAGCGGCTGTTGTTTGATTCCACGGTCAAGGAATCCCAGATGCTCAACCAGCCGAACCAGAATGGCTTTCGCAAGCTTCGAATCTTCCGGCATCGCTTCTGAATCAATGCAGACTTCTGTTCCTTGAGCTTGTCCATTGAAAGCGTTGTGGTGAATACTCACAAACACATCTGCTTTGACTGCTCCAGCGCGTTTGCCTTTCTCGCGCAATGACAATCTCAGGTTCGGGTCTGAATACTCGAAAACATGAACTGTTGCTCCGAGCGTCTTGAGATGTTCAGCTGCTTTCAAAGCAGTTGCCTTGTTCAATTCTTGTTCCGTCTTGCCATTGCCTTCTGCTCCGACATCATAAATAGCTGTCGTATTATAGCCATGACCAACATCAAGAGCGATGACTTTGCCCTTGAGAACCTGCGTCAGAACTTCCTGTTCGCAAAGAGCGCACTTGCTCATGAGTTTTTTCCTCCTTGGAAAGCTTCCACAAGAATAACGGCAAAATCGTAAAGCAACAGAGGAAAAAGAAACAAAACTCGAACAAATCCGCTAACTTATTGTTTTTGCTCATTATCTTTTTCCTTGCCTTGTGTCTCATTATGAGGCATGACAAGCCTTCCCGCAAATACCAATTCATCACAGGAGGCACCGAGATGATTGTTTCGTCCGATTATTCGTTGGTCACAAAGGCAAATGTTTCACATTTTTTGATTGCTGCAAATACCATGAAAGCAGCTTTGATTGAATTGATTTTGACAAGCGACCCGGAAGAAAACGAAGATCAAAACGCCTTGTTCGCTTTACGTCAAACAAAACGCCTTATTGCTCATTGCAATAAAGTAGCAGAACAAGGAAAAGCCGATGAACATAACTGAATATCGCGCAAATAGTGCATTCAGTTATTCCAAGCTGAAGGCATATCTCAAATCGCCACTTCATGGCTTGACTCAGCAGCCACCGACAGAAAGCGCAGCAATGCGCTTCGGTTCCGCTGTAGATTTGGCTTTAAAGGGTCAGCTGAATGAAGTCATCGTGAACCCGTTTGAAGATGGCCGCACAAAAGCCGCGAAAGACTTCAAGCAGGAGAACGCTGGAAAGCTCATTCTCACTCAAGCGGAGATGGACAAGGTTTTGCATTGCGTTGCTTCTGTCAAAGCACATCCTGCCGTGAAGGCTCTGAATCTCGAAATGCTGGATTCTGACAAGCCATTGTTTGGCCAGATTGACGGCATCCCGATGAAGGGATTGCCTGACTGGTCGTTTGGAGAAACGCTCATTGATTTAAAGACCACAAGCGGAATGGTGAGCGCAAGCGAGTTCGCCAAAACCGTAGACAACTTTCACTATGACCTCCAGGCTGCCGTCTATTGCGAGCTGGCAAAGCAGGCGGGAGAACGCGAGCCAGAGTTCTTCTGGATTGTCGTGGAATCAGACCATCCCTTTGACGTGGCTGTTTACAAGGCCACTGAGCGCATCATGGCTGTTGGTCAGGCAAAGATGAAGCTTGCGTTGAACAACGTCCACAAGGCTCAGGAGGGCAGCTTTCTGGGAACGAGCGACATCGTTCGAGAGCTTGAAATGCCACCATGGTACGGGAAAGCCTTTCAAATGGACGGGTTTTGAAGTAAAGCAATTTCTCACAATTTAATACTACGGAGGCACCGTGACTCAGCTCGTGAAATCAGAGCTTTCTGCTCAAGATGTTGACCTAATCAAGAAGAACATCGCCAAAGATGCCAGCGATAATGAACTCAAGTTGTTCTTGCAGATTTGCAATCGCACAGGTCTTGACCCATTCGCTCGTCAAATCTTTTTCGTCAAGAGAGGCGGCGTTGGTCAGACAACTCTTTCGATTGATGGCTTCCGCCTGGTCGCAGAAAGAACCGGACGATATGAAGGCCAGATTGGCCCGTTCTGGTGCGGAGAAGATGGCGAATGGAAAGATGTGTGGCTCAAGAGTGAACCTCCTGCTGCTGCCAAAGTTGGAGTGTTTCGCGCTGGATTCAGAGAACCTTTATGGGCAGTCGCAAACTTCTCTGCTTACAATGCAGGAAGTCCAATCTGGAAAAAGATGCCTTCACTGATGTTGGCAAAGTGTGCTGAGTCTCTCGCTCTCAGGCGCGCCTTCCCGATGGAATTGAGCGGTCTTTACACGACCGACGAAATGGAACAAGCAGATGTTCCAATGCAGAACATCACGCCTCAACCAACCGCACAACCAGCACCAAAGATTGCGATTGGTCCTGCAACAGATAATCCAATCGTCAAAGCTTTCTTCTCTGTAAACGTCACGCAGCGCGACCTTGAAACAGCTCTTGGAAAGCCTGCTGCTGATTGGGATGACGCAGATACCAAATCATTGCGCGATTGCTACCAGGCAATCAAAACTGGAGTAAAACCAGTTGACGCACTTGGGAAGCTGACCAGAGAAGCAGTGTTCTCATGAGTCAAGAATGGATAAATCTCTTGCTCGTTATCGTCGGGGTTGGCGTGTTCAGTGCCATTCTTGGAAGTCTGGTTGCTCTTTTAGATAAATACGAAAGGTTGAAGAAATGATAAACAAGCTCACTCTTATTGGTCGCGCTGGAAAAGATGCTCGCGTTGGCGTCACTCAAAAAGGAACGAACTATGCTTCCGTCTCGGTGTCTTCCGGCTCGAAAGACAACACGACTTGGTTCGATGTTGTTGCTTATGAAAAACAAGCTGAATGGCTTGCTAAAGCAACTAAAGGCGCAATTGTTTACGTCGAAGGACCGGTATCAATCAACTCATATCAAGGAAAAGATGGAACGCAGAAATCGTCGTTGCAAGTGACGGCTTATCAAGTGCGTTTGCTTTCTTCTTCTCAAGAACAGCAATCAATACCACATGACATTGAGTTTGAAGAATCTGTTCCGTTTTGAGGAAAATATGAAACGCAGTGACGCTGTTAAAGCATTACAAGAATGGATCAAGATGTGCGACTATCCATGTTCTGCTTGGGAGTTTGTCGAACAAGCTGATGGAATAATCAAATTCCTCGAAAACTTAGGAATGCAGCCGCCTGCGTATTTTGTCAGATTTGAACTCCCCTCACCTGTTATTGATGATGAAAATGGATTCAAAAAAATGCTGACAGTATGCAGATATGAATTACAAAAAAAAGAAGGCTGGGAACCTGAAACTCCGCCAACTATTATTGAAGAAACGATTAACCAGTCTTTGATAGACCAAGCATTGGAACATATCAGCAGGAATGGATTACGCGGGAAGCTGGTTATTTCAGAATAAACCAAAGGAAGAACAATGAATGTCGAATGGATTATCCAGCAAGTCCAGAACAGAGGAAATGAACTCCTCAAGACTTTTGTTCACGAACCAAATTATTCACCACGGTTTGATATTGACGCCAGAACTCATCAAGCCAAGCTCGTTGTCAAATACGCAGACCGGCAAGCTGAAAGAGTCATCTCAACGCAGCTGGTATGCAATGCTCCCAAGAAACAAGCATCTGATTCGCTTGCTCTCGTTTATCAAGAATGTTTGAAGGAACTGATGAAATGAATATCTCAATTGAACAAGTAGAAAATGGCTTCATCATGCGATTCTGCGATGAAGAACTTCACAGAACTCTGGTCAAGCAAGCTGAGTTCGATTCAATGAATCTTGCGCTGGCAGCGGTCTGCAAAGAGCTTGTCGAATACTGGCAAGACGAAGACGAAGCAATCAAGGTTCGATTGGAGGCTTCTCCGTGAATCAAAGTTACCCTTGGATTGAATGGCAAAAGAATGGAAATCGTGTCACAGTTCACGATGAAAAACTAAGAAGCTGTCCTTTTTGTTCGTCCAGGCGTTTGACCGTCAGCATTGTCTTTGATGACAAAGCTGCTCGCGTTGAGTGTCGAACCTGTTTGGCTGAAGGTCCGTGGTGCTGGCACGAAGAAAGAGATGTTTTAATTCATGATGCAGTGGAGGCATGGAATGGATACGTTCGACCAAGACCCAATCCTGAACTTGATGGTGTTCTTGAGAACTAAGGAAGGCATTGAAAGCAAGCTGGCTCAAGAGATGGTCAATGCTTTCCTGCTTCAGCACTTCATTCTGCTTTCTTTGTTCGCATTGTTTTTCGTTTTCGGAGTCGGAATAGTAAAGTCTGCAAGTCATCGAAGCGGAGCGAATGCGATTGAGATTGAGAGACAGCGAGGCATTGGAAACGTATTGTGCTTGATTAGTTTTCTGCTCGCAGTTTATCCTCTTTACAGCCTGGCTGAAGGTTTCCTCTTTCCCAGAGTCGTCGTCTTGCGAGAAATTGCTAGGATGTTCGAATGAAAAAGATGATTCTCGAGTATCAAATAGAAACAGCTGATGACGAAAGAAGCGCCAAGAGAGCGTTATCTGTTGATAATGTTTACTGCGCTCTCTGGGATATTCGACAGCAAATCTTTCGACCCGCTCGCAAGCATGGATACTCAGACCGCTCAATCGCTGCTTTATTCGACGAAGAAAAGCATGGCGAATTGATTGGTGCATTGGAGTCGAAGTTCTACGAGATTCTCACCGGCCATGAAATCTGTTTGGATGACCTGTCATGAAAGTCTACAATAACGCTTCTGGTGGTTACAAAAACATCGCAGAGAAACATGCTCAGAATGAAGCAGTTGTTCTGGATGCAATAAAACGTCTCGGTGGTTCAATTCGGATGCGTGTGATGGAATTTCGCAGGCATCTGAATCAGCCTCTCAGAGAGACGCATATCAAGGAAGCTCTCAAGAGACTCTGCGATAAAGGCATCATACGAGTGACTGGCGAGAAGCATGATTCTCGCGGTCATTCTTACCAGCTTGTGAATTGACTTATCTTCCCATCCAATGCTCAACGCCAATTGCGAGAACGATTGCTGCCAGTGTCAGAATCAGTGCAGTTTCCATTGTCCTTTTTCTCCAGAAACGATTTTCGTTGGGCCGGAACCATCTGAGTTTATCTCAGCAGCTTCCAGCTGCCACATGACTTCTTTGTAGATTTCAGCTGTTTCTTCATCCTCGGCAGTCTGGTAAGCAATAGCAAGAGCTTCCATTATCACAGGCATCAAGTGAGAACTGACGGGGATAATCATGACGCGCTCCTTGGAAATCGTTTCCGACATCAAAGTAAAGCCAAAAGGCCGTCCCAGATTTCATCGTGGCATAGCTTTCACCGATTCAGCGACACGCGAATTTGAATCAACCGTCAGACGCTTGTTCAAAGGCTTATGTTCTGAGCCTTTCCTTGGCCCATTGAATGTTCAATTTGTTGCTTTGATGAAAAGACCGAAGAAAACAGACTTCACTTATCCACCGAGAGGCGATGTTGATAATCTGTTCAAATCGGTCGCTGACGCTGCAAATGAGATTCTCTGGGAAGACGATTCGCAGATTGTTCGAATGGTCTCAGAAAAGAAATGGGCAGATGAAGACGGCTTTACAATGAAGATTTCTGAAGTCGAGCTTTAGTCACAAAGCACTGGCAAGCGAATCGTCACGCCATGCTTCTCATTCACCAAGAACAATGCCTGCTGAGGCTTTTCAAATGGGAAGTTCATACCATAGGCAAACTCATCGTAGCCTTTCGTTGTTCCATTGATGATTAGGCTGTTCGTGTGAATGTAAGAATGGAAGTGACCGCACATCATCACATCGAACGGCTTATGAACTGCCTGCTGCCGTTTCAGCTTTCTGCTCGCGCCAAGCATCAGAGGAGTGAAGATTCCAGAGATTCCGGAACCGCCTTTGAATTGGTCGCCATGAGTGAGCAGGAAAGTCACATCGAAGACTTTGAAGGTCACATCTGTCGCTTCTGGAATTTCGAATCTGACATTGGACTCTTGAGAGAATCGCTTTGCAAGCAGCTGGTAAACAATCCACTCGTAGTTCTGCTGAACTCTGAACTTGAATCGCGGCTTCTTGTGAATCCGGCCATGATTGCCAACAACGCATGGAACATACAAAGCACCGAATGACTGAAGCGTCGAGCGTAAGCCTGCCTCAAGAACATCGGTCAGAACGAGGATGCTTTCGAGAATCGTCGCTTCGTTTGTCTCAGCAAGTTCTTCGTGGATATTGCCGGAAAGCAAGTCACCTCCAAGAGCGACAATGCAGCCAGCATACTTGTTCTTGAGCTTGCGAGTCAGAAGGTCGAGAGCATTGTTGAACACCGTCTGAATCCGCTTGATTGCGATTTCTCGATTGTACTGGTTCACATACTCGACCTGCGAAGATTCGACGACTTCATCGAAATGCAAATCACTCAGAAACAGCACAGGAATGCTTTTAGACGAGTCTCCCTTGCTCTTATACGTCAGCCATGATGAATCGCTCTGTGAAGCTGATTCTGAAGCGTTTCGAATGATTCTGACCAGCTTCTCATTCGAGACCGTATCCTCTTGCGATGCCTCAAGCTGTTCTCTCAGCTTCTTGACCTGCTGCTTGAGAGTCAGGTTCTCGCGCATCAGTTGGTTGTCTGTTCTTGTTTCATGCTTCTTGATTTCGGTATTGACCAAAATTCGTTGGATGCACTTGATTCCCACAGCTCGCGCTTCTCGAACGAGTCGCCTCAAGCTGTCTTTCGGGATGCCAATCTTTTCAGCAGCAGATTGATGCGTGGGATAGGATTCGAGATTGTTCCAAATCTCTGCAACTGATTCGAGATACTTCTTGCGCTCAGGAGTCGGCTTCTTGCTCATCGTCTGGTGCCTCCAGAGAAATGACCTTCTTTGATTTCTTCACTTGCAGAATTTCGGTTTCTTCAGCCAGGCGAGCCATGATGAATGAATCCCAAGCAACCATGAGAACAGGCGTCTTGTTGTCGTCGCCGTAGATTGCAAAGCAGGATGAACCACCATCTCCCAGAGAGTAAGCAGAACAGCTTGAGCCTTCTATTTTGATGGTCGTCGGCTTTTCGCCGTTGGCATAGGTGACTGCGTACAGTCGGAGACTGGATTTCTTCGCCATCATGCACCTCTTGTTTACAAGATACAGCATTCTGCGAAGATTCAAGGCAACAAAAAACCGACAGCGAGGACGGGATAATCACTCACGGTCGGTCAGTTCGAGAATGGAGGCACCAGTCTTGAACATTCATTCCACTATCACATCTGTGTATGCGCGCAACATCGAACCTAAAGCCATCAACTCTCGTTTGCCTTTCTGATTCAATTTGATGCTCAGCTTCATGCAAGGCGTTCCAAATCCGATGTATCCGAGACGATTTTCTTCAGCATACAGACTCACATCATACCGATTCCCAACATTGCAAAGCTCTACGATGAACAGTTCTCCAGCTTTGACTTTGGCGGGAGCCTTCAGCTCGGGAAGCGGTGGTTTGGTGGGAGTCGGCACAGGTGTGGCTGTCGGAACAGCTGTCGGAGCAGGAGTCGAAGTAGGAGCAGGAGAAGCCGGAGGCGATTGCTTTACAGGTTCTTTGTCACAATGGTCAAGCAGAGTGACAACGCCTCCAGCGACAGTGCTAAAAGCAACTGCCCATACTCTCAAGTTTGCCGGAAGGAACTTTGCCGCAAGACCGGCAATCCAACCGAGCCACTTGAAAATTGACTTCCATTTCTTACTTGGAGAGTTCTGCATACAAGACGCCGATAAGTTGTTTTGCTTCTTCACCGTCAATATCTTTGAGTTCTGCTGGAATTGCAGAGATTCCAGTGAAACCATCAGCCAACGCTTTTCTGAACTCTTCATCAGCAAATGCTTTCACAAGAGCAACAGCATCAGAGAAGTCGACGCCATCGCCGAGATTTTTGGCAGCCAACTTCCCAAGACGAATCAAACTAGCAAGCAATTCTTTCGATTCAATAATCCCTGTCGTCATTTCCTCTTTCCTTTCTCAATCTGGGAGACACGTTCATCAAGCTTCTCAAGCTGCTTTGCGAACTGGCTGTTCATCTCGATTTGATTCTCTGCAAGTCGCTTGATTTCATACTTCAACTCAAGGAATTGACTGGATAATGAAGCGGTTTGAGTTCCAATTTCCTTGAGATAAGAAACAGCGAAGCCAGCGATACCAACAAGGATGACTTTGATAAGCCATTCAACCAGCAGCTCTTGCCTGTGATTATCCACAACACATCCTCCGAGACCAGAGAAAGGCCAGTCGAACTTCTGACACTTGCAAGGTAAGCGTCCGCGCCACACGATTGGTTTCATGAAGTACGTTGTCATTTGCTCGACTGGCGAACTAAATCTGAGTGTACCATTCTCGTCTTACCAAAAGGCAAGGTCTTTTGTCCTTGGCTTCAGACGAGGTGTTCAGCTTTGGGATATGGAAATTGAACTTGATGACTCAAATTTCACGCACCGAGGCTTTCGTTTTGGTCAAATAGTCGCGTATTATTGTGAAAGACACTACATCTCTCTGGCTTCTCTAAAACCTTTCATTGAGGCAGAAGACGATGAAAAGCTGGATGGACGAACTGACTGAAAACGAACTTGAAGTTATGCGAGTCACTCTCAAGTGTTCAATCGACTCACCTGAAATCGGTCTGGCTACAAGGCAGCACGCGGCTATTCTGTTGGCTGAGTTGGAAGACTATCTTTGGAGTACCGTTTGCCGTGGTAGTCCAGTTGATTTAGATCAACTCCAAACAGGCCGCTGAGGAATAGCCATTCCCAGCCTTGTGACCGTTTCCAATCGTCATCGAAAATGTCCCGAGCGATCGACCATTGTTCTTTGTGTTCCGGTTCCTCTGGCCACATTTCGAGCATAAGGTTTGCGCATTTGTCATCCGGGCCGAATACCACGGTGCAAAACCAAGGGTTCACAGGCTGGCGGGACAGGGCCATGACTGCCGACACATAGGTAAGTTCCGTCTCCATGCCCAGCTTGTAAGCAAGCCATGCGGCCTCGGCCACCAAGTTGAGTTGATAACCCGATGGCACGGTATTGGCCTGCGCCAGTAAGACACGATCCCAGATTAGGGAATTGATGAACATGGAAGGATCTCGAACATAGCCAAGGTGAGAATGAACGCCACCCAGCAATGCCCACACCGTTGGAGTGAGTTCACAGCGGGAGTCGGTAGCGTCTTTGCAGATCTTGCCGTTGGCTTTGATGAAACGCTTGACGTCGATCCAGTGATTCTCACCTGCAAGTTGTGCCGCTAGAAAACCGAACAACTGATCACGGCTGGCTGTGTTGTCTGAATCCTGCCTATTGGGTGACCTGTGCAACTGTCCATCTTTTACGGATGCCGATACTGCATCGCACGCCGGTTTAAATCCGACAGAACAGCCGAAGCCAATTGCCCCTGCCATTCCATCGCCGTCGTTGCATTCCTGCGCTGACGGATACCCGTCACACCAGGGTGCCCACTGTGCAGTTTCTGAGGCTTTGAGTTTGATTGCGGCAAGTGTGTCTGGTGAGAGTTGAGGATCTCGCGGGTCTGGGAACCCGCAAGAGGAGAGTAAGAGGCAAGCAAGCAATAGACGCATGGTTGCCTCCTGTGAGGTTAGTTGAGGCGGATGAATTCTGCGCCACCACGAATATCAAAACCACTGCCGTTTGTATTATGTCCACATCTTACATAGTAGGTCGTTGTTGATGTGACGTTTAGTAATTTAAAATTCATGCTTGATGAAACTATATCAGCTACCGCAGTATATCCGCCATTTCCTAAATAATCGTGAGGACTGTTTACAACATCATACCAATTAACCGTTGCACTTCCGCTAGTCGTTAAACCGCATGAATAGTAATAAAAAGTCGCTGTCCCTGCGCCTGTCTTTTGAACGCCAGCGTAATATCTTACAAGATAATTTCCAGGTGTTATATTGCTATAAGTATTCACTGTGACGGTGCCGCCACCAGTAACGGCTGATCCGCTTCCAGTTCCACCGCCAAATTCACTTTTGCCTAAGTAGCCACTCGGAATAGCCGCACCTGTCTGCGCCCCCAAGACCGGTCCTTGAACGTACAGCGCAGAGTTTGATGGTTGGTCGAGGGGGGTCAGAAGAAAAGTGATGTTGGTGTTGTACGATCCTGAACCAGTGTTTGAATATGCTTGACAAATTCCAGATGATCCAGCATTCGCGTCGGCCCATTTATTCGCTTGCAAAACGAAGTTTCTCGTCGCCACCGATGTATTCGAGAAAACTCCTGCAAAGTTTGTATTGTAGTCCCTCGTTTCATCAAGCGTGCTGCTTGTCAAACTTAAATCCTGATTTACCTGTCTAGCTACCTCTGTCGTTGTTGTTGTTTCGTAAATTCTAAAATTGCAACGAGTATAACCATCAACCGTAGCAGAGTTTCCAACACCGGCATTGATCAAACCAGACACTTCAAGTTTGTAATTTCCGACCGGCATATTTGGAATTGAAAACCCAAGGTCCTGACCGCTTCCTGTGGTTGTTAGTGCGGCTTTACCTTTCAATGAACCATCATCCCATTGACCACCATTAAAAGTCGTATATGTGCTGCTGATTGCTGACCCACCAAAAAGATTTTGCTGACTTGCCGTATAAACAACGCCGCCAAAAACATTCTGTCTCTCAGGCGTCACGACAAGTTCTGAGGAGGTGGGAAAGCGGGAAATGCTTAATCGTGAGAACGTACTGTTGCTTGTAATAAATCTATTTGCAGAGTCGCTTTGATAAGCTGAGACTGCCAGAGTATCTCCGACGTTCAAAGAAATGCTTACAGACGATTCTTGAACATAATACGTCGTTCCTGACGGAATTTGACGTAAATTTTCAACAATTAAACTACCATTTTTAAACACGTTTAAATAAATGTTCGAGGAATTCCATGCGCTGTTGAACCAGAAGATGCTTGCCGCAACGAAATAATTTCCGGCACGTTTTGCGGTGAATACTCCGGTTGAGTTGTTATATTCTCCATAAGTATCGAGTGATTCAGATTGATAAACGACGTTTGTGTATGTTGCTGGCGGAATAGTGTTTTGTGCATTTACGTTTGCAATAACCACCGTTTCAGCCTGCGCAACATTTGCTTGGTTCGTCGCAAGTCCGACGTAGATTCCGCCGATTTCGTTTACACCACCAAGTGTCGATGTATCAGTGATGACAAACGTAGTCGCTGTCGAAAGATCACCGCAAGGAAAGTTGATTGACGCAATGCGTGGGTCTGTTCCTGTGGCTGACAAGCTGAGTGTCGCAACAGTGTTTGCACCTTGCTTGACGTGCGCCTTCGAGGTTGACTGAAAGCCACGATATGTGAATCGCGCTTCACAGTTTTGGTTCTTCATACCGGCATCAAAGCTGCGTGTATCCCAAGTAATCGTGCCGTTTGCCGAGGTCACTGTGACGTTGAACTCAGACGTTGCGACAAGCGGTGTCGTTGGCGACCTTGAAACGGTAGCCGAGGATGCTGTTACATCCTTCGTGTTCAATTTGGCATTCGGATTCTTAATGAAGTTCGCTTGTCCGAATACGTTGCTGATGTAATTTGCTTCAACGATTGTTGGCGATGTGCCTTGTCCAAGTGCAACAGATGCGCCGACTCCAATCAGCGCAGCCATTGTTCCAAATAACTTCCAATTCATATCTTTATCCTCCTGGATTAAGCGTTTCGAGCGAGTTCAAGATAAGCGTCATGTGTCGAATTATATACAAGCGTGAGTGTCTTTCCTTTGCCAAGCTGAACGTCTCCATTCAACCAAAGTCCTTTGGCAACCGGAGTCGTGTCTGAAGTCAGCATGATTGGATTCGAGTCAGAGTTTCCAATCAAGATGACTTTCTTTCCATTCACTGGAGCGGTTGAACCAAATGCCACCGTTGCCAGTGTCACGCCTCCAGAGACGGCTGTTCCGACGAGAATCTGTTCCTCATGCGCTGCGACTGACAGAGTGATTGTTCCGCCTGCCGTGAGCGATGTTTGTGTGTTCACGGTCGGAGCCGGTCCACGCAAGTCCAAAGCTCTTTGGATGCCAACGAGGAGTTTCGTTGTCGAAAGTGCCATGCCGACTGGCTGGCTGAAGTTTGGTGCCGACGGTTGAGTCGTCGTCAATGCTCCGGCTGTCGTCGCGTCGAGATAGTAAAGCGAACCTGCAACAAGACCAGTTGTCGTAACTTCACCAAGTAACGTGACAATGAAGTTTGATGCTGTTCTCGATTTCACGATTCCCATTGCAACTGTCGAAAGAGAATCCGCTCTTGCCGTGACCCAGTTCGTTCCATTGAAATAGATTGCCTGGCCGACCGTGAAAGAGTTCGCTTGGGTGATGGAAAGCTCTGCGCCTCCGCCGCCGGTTGAACCGATGACTCTCCACTTTGAAGCCGAAGTATCGTATCTGAGAATGATTGAGGCATTGGCAGCGAGCTGCAAAGGCGCACTTGTTCCAGTGAGAATCTGGTTCGCTGCTGTGCCGGTCGAATCATTGAACTGAACCGTGTTCCCGGTGACGTTGTGGTAAATGACAACCTTGCCTTTGCCATCGACTGGTGCAGTAATGCCATCAACAGAAACAAGGTTTGAATCGGTCAGCGTGTAAGCCATCGCCGCTGGATCAGGCAAAGTCTGGTTTGAACCAGTCGCTCCGCTTGCGATTTGACTGGAAGCGAATCTGCCGCCAATCGACAGCTTCCCAGAAGTGTCGATATCAATAGCCGGATCAAGGTCTGGAGTTCTGATATTCAAGGCTGTTGGATAAACATAAACCTCAAAAGTCTTTGAACCGCCGGTAATGTTCTGAACGCGAATCGTGTCAGCATCAACAAAACTGAAAAGATAGTTGGCGTTCTGATCCGCTCGTGAAAGAGGAACGCCGGACTCAACAACGAAATACTTCAGATTCGATAAGTTCGAGTTGAAGTTGTGAATAATGTCGCTTGTCGCAGATGCAGCGAGAGTCAGACTGCCAGACCAGCGAGCCGTGACGTTGTTGCTGAGAAATCCAATCGCAGCTGTTATTTGGCCGTGGAGAGTTGAGCCTGGGTCTGAGCCTAAGTCCGGCCAAGCAACGTCTTGACGACCATAAGCGGTAGTTGTCTGTGGCATTGGTTATACCTTTCCATACAAATAGTGGTTGTCCAAATCGTCTGCTTGCCGTTTCTCAACTTGGCAGCTTCCATTCTTGAAGATTGTAGCGCGTTCTGTCCGTGATACGAGAGTGAGTCCGACTTGTCGATGACTGCCGACTTTGCCGTTCAATGAAACAGATGCTTCCATCTCCCATTGAAAATTGCAAAAGTCTTGGCCTAGACACTCATAAACGCGATGAATAATTTGATTGAAGTCTTTGGCTTCAAGGACGGCAAACAGGAGTCCTTCTCGCGGCTGTCTCCAAGCCTGAAGAAGCGGATCATCGCCTGTGTAATCCCAACCACCAATTCGAGCAGGCTTGTCAGTATATTCAAATTTCCACCGCAAGCCGCGAATGTTTTCAATTTTCTGCGAGAGAAGCAACATCTTGTTTCCTCTCTTGCCTGTTAAGCCGTGTATGAGAAGCGTGCAATCAAGCTGGCCTGGAAGATGCCGCCATCAGCAAAAGCCTCGCGCAGATAGATGCGGAAGCGCAGTTTTGCGCGGTTTCCAAGAACGCTGTCATCCGCTTTACCGACTTTGCCATCGACTGGAGCCGATGGAGCGTTCTCTGCAACATCATCCGGCGTATAAAGGCAAGCCTCTTTGATAATGTCGAATGCTGTGGCTTCATCGACTCCAGCAGCAGACTTGCCGAAGATTTGAACGAACTTGCTGCCCGGGTCGGAACCGCGAGCGGTGGCGATGTCGAACTGGTTCGAAGTTGCCACGTTGTATTGCTGCTCCATCCATATGCCGGAAGCCAGACCGTTTGAGTTGTTCTTTGCAGCAGCGGTAACATCAGAAGCAGAACCTTCAGCCTTTAGAACCGTGTAGTCTGAAGCAGCTGTTGAAGCGCCTCCGTATGTGAAGCCAGTTCTTGAATACGAATCAAGATAGAACTTCAAGTTCGTGATTGGGTCGACGACTGCATTGTGACGTAGGTAAAGAACCTGCGCGCCAGCGTTCGTCACTTGATCGATGATTGGCGAATACTGACCGTTGACGACCTGTCCAAGGTCAACACCAGTGCCGCCTCCTGCGAGGCTGTCAGCCACTTCTGAGCCGCTGAGAGTTTCCGAGATAGTCAAAAGGACTGCCATGATTCAAGCCTCCGTTGAGTTCTGTTCAAAGATACACCAATTCATTCCGCTGTTATAGTCGCAGAGGCACCGCCAACGATGCCTGTGTAGCCAGGATTCCATGTTCCAAAAGGCAGCATAGCAAAAGACCAGAGCTTCACAGGCAATTTCAATCCTTCTGGCGAATATCCAATCTCTCGAATGAGACAGGGAACAGCCACGAACTGAGAAGCACCAATCTGCACATCAAGAAGCACCCATTCGCCAATATCCTGAAGAATGGCTCTGCTGGTCAAGGTCACTTCGATGACTTCTCGATAACCTGATGCCAATTTCAGAGTTTCTTTGACCTGAATTTCAACATCTGCAAGCCGATACAGATTCGGATAGTCCAAGTCTCTGGTCAGGATTCTGCCATTCTGAGTGATTGCTGCCTGATTGCGGAAATAGACTGTCGAAAAGGCTGATTGATTTGCTTCTGGAGCGAATCCAAAGGTTCCCTTCGACCGATTGAAGTTATTCTGCACATCGAGAGTCGGTCTCAGACTATCGCGTTCGACGTCCCAGTTGTTCACCGTATAAGACGGAGTGTCATCGAACTCGTCCCAATGCAGAGCATGAAGGTCGAGCTTTGCATCCTTGTTCTGAAACAGCTGAATCCTGACCTGCTGAAGCAGATTCGAAGCATACTCCATAGTATTCTTTGGTTCGCCAATCCAAGCTCTCGCTCGCCAGTTAGCCACCGCACCAGTTGCAGGAGACGATTTGGTTTTGAAGGTCACCCATGAAGCATCGAAATCGCCTCCAGAGACGCCTCCGTAGGTTGTTAGAATATCCTGTGCGATAGCCACTGCATTATTATCATAACCGCTCAGATTCTTGCCTTTGCAGCGAATGAAGAACTCATCTGAGCGACTGAAGTAATACTTTCCACCTTCGAACCAGTTCGTCGAGTTCTGCTTCAGTTCAAATGTGTTCTTATTGACCGAGATATTCACAACATCAGCAGCAGGCACTTGATAAAGAACACTCGAACGGCGCATGTAAAGATTGCTCGTGTCAATCGAAAACAACGCATTTGATGAAATCACGAGCTTGATATTCTCATGTGGTTCATTCGAATGCTTGGTGATGTAATGCCTTCCGCTTTGAGTGCCAGAGGCATTGAGAGCTGTCCCTCCGAGAGTATCCGAGAGAGTGAACGTCGAGTCAGAAAGAACCGTTTTGACGTATTTCTTGCCTTGCGAGATTCCCGTAGGAAGCGTTCCCTCTGTCATCAAATCAACTTCGTCATTCGCCTCAAGACAGTGCCGATACGCTGAGAAGATTGCAGGAGTGCCAAGAGCGATTGTCACTGTGAGTTCTTCGTTGTTCACAAAGATGTCGTTTGAGTTTACCGGATAGCATGGAATCGAGGCTGTAATTGGAGAAAGCAGTTCAGTCCAATCTCCGTAGATGACTGGAATCGTTTTGCCTAGCAAATCATCAGATGCTTTCGGATAATCTGCAAGCGTGAAGACTCCTGTGGGAAATGAAACATTATTCTTCGCAAGAACATCTCGCGCTCGAATGGTCACAGATTTGATTGAACGGCTGAAACCTGCTTCCTCTGTAACTTCTCCTTTGAAGATTTGAAAGAAGCTCGATTGAACATCTCTCAAGCCAATCTTGACCGTGACTGTTCGACCGACCCATCCTGCAAAGTTCGCTCCACCTGGAAGGAACTTATTGTATCGACCATCTGCATTTGAAAGCTCAAACGTCATTTCAGAGAACAGAAGACCTTCAGTCAGCCATTCTCCGACAGTTCTCACAACAGCAGGGAAGTTTGTCAGAGCTTCGTAGAAATGCTCGCCAACATATTTATTTCTGTCTGAAGCTCGAATGATTGAACCATCTGGAGCTTGAATCTCAACAATCAACTCAAGCTGATTTGCAAGATTGTCAGATGCAAAATTAAGCAACTGCTGATTGATGCTGCTTGCCGTCAGATATGGCTTTCGATTGGATGAACTCATAGCGATTCATCCACTTCGATTGAGAAGTCAACATAATCAGCATCAGCGCCTTTATAGTTATGCTCCTCAGCAGGAATATCTGTCAGCTTGCCAAAGACAGCGAATCTGCTTGGCTGTTGAGGCACGGGGATGTAAAGGCACTTGAGAGTGATACCAGCGTAATCGAAAAGCTCTCTCATGTTCTGAAAGTTGATTCGGCCATACGAGAGATTCCTGAACTCAAGGTTCAAGTATTTCTTCTTGCCTCTGTCGTTGCTGATATTCGTGAAGCCTTCAGTGTAAACCTTATCAACGAACTGTCTTTGGCCGAATCTGACTCGGTCAACAAAGCTCTCTTGGCTGAAGATAATTGCTGAGCCGAAAACTATTGTTCCGATTCGCAAGAAGTTATCAGCTGAACCAGCATCGCTTACATTCAATCTCCAGTAACGATAAGGATTCAGAGGCAGAGTCGGTGCGATGTAGTAAAGATTGTTTGCTTCATAATCGAGAGTCACATTGACTGGAATCGTCGCAAAGCTTGGGTCATTCGAGCCTTGAAGAATGACAGTCGCAGAACCAGAAAGATTGTGATTCAAGATTGCCAGAGTATCGAGATACACACCTTGAGGCAGTTCAGTATCGCAAGAAAGAGTTGCAGACAGAACGCCTGTTTCAGAACGCCAATACTGCTCTACGATGTCTGTGTTCACATTATTGATTGAGAAGCTGTTGGTTGAACTTGGAGCTGTGCTCGTCGAAGTCCAGTTTTCGCCAGTTGTTCCACGGCTTGGGAAATCCATCAGGATGCGAAGATTCGTAGTGTTATACAAAGCAGAGCGGAACTGAATCGCTCTTGAGTCTTCTTTGACAGATTGGAACTGGATTCCGAATGTCGCGCAAACGAAAGAGTTTAGATACGGATAAACAGAGAGATACGGTTCATCATTCAGATAACCATTCCCGAAGCACTCATAATGAGAGACGTGTCCAGGTCGGAACTGAATCCCTTTGATTTTCTCTTTGCCTTCGAGAAGACCCTTGAACTGAAAGCCAGCAGGTTTGTCTTTCGTCAAATTGCTCAAGAACTGAATGCCTGCGACATTTTCAGTAGTCACAGCAAACTCAGCTTGAACACCTTTTGCAATTTCTGCGACGATTAGATTTTCTGCTTGAAAAGCAGTCGTCAGTTCATCGAACTTTCTGAACTCAGTCTGCAAGCCGCGAGTCTGTTCGAAGCCTGTCACCTGCCCAATGAACTGACTTCCGATTGGTTTGTCTTTTGTCAGATTTCCAAGAAATTGGATGCCTTTCGTTTTCTCTTTGTCGACTCTGAACTCAGTCTGCAATGCCAAGCCTTGCTCAGCAGCAGGTTGAAGATATGGGAACTCGCTGAGATATGGAGTTTGAAGGTATCCATATTCGATGAGTTGAATCACGAGCGAACTCCTTTCGCTGACAACACGAAGTCACCTCTCAATGAACTGGCCTTCAGCTCGCTCTTGATGGTTGGCACAAGTGTATTTCGAATAAACGAAGCATCAAGCGCGTCTCGTGTTTCGATGTTCAAATTGATGTTGAAGATTGGTGCAGAGTCAGTCGGAAGAGAACCAGAGTTCAATCTGTTCAACAAGCCAGCACCGAGTGATTGAGCAGCATTGCGATTGATGACGAACTCACCTGGAGTCAGCATTGCTGGAACCGAGTCCCCCGTTCCGCTTCCGGGAACGATTCCGCCTGTGCTGAACTTCATCATCTGCTTAAACGGCTCGACCAAGAATCCAAGACTGCCTTTGATTGCGTCAGTAATCATTCCAAGAGGGTCAGTCACGAGTCTTTTCAAGTCGATGTTTGAAATGAATCTTGTGATTGAATCCCATAGCTTTTTGATATTGTCTGGGACCAAAGTATCGCCAATCCAATCGCCAACAGCTTTGACTTCCTCATCACCCCAAGGGACAGCTTCAGTTCCCGGGATTCCAAGGAAGTGACCTTCTGGTTTCTTTCCAGAGAAAAGAGAATTGACGAAAGCTGCAACGCTTTTGTCTTTCATCATGCTTCTTGGGATGACTGCTTCTCCGGGACTCAAGAGAGCTGGTACAGTATCGTTCTTCGATGAGTCACCAAGAACCTTCGGCTTGCCTGGGACAAAACCACCATCTGCAAAAGCAATCCAAGGAAAGTCGAAGCCAAGGAAATCTTCAACTGCGCCTTTGCCTCCGCCATCGAACTTGAACAGATTCTTGAAAAAGCTGCCAACGCCGCTGAACAAGTCTGCGAACCATTGCCATAATCCGCTCAACGCATCGGTGATACCAGTCCACAGTCGCTTTCCGAAGTCTTTGATTTGTTCATTGTCGAAGAACAATGACAAACCAAGAGTGAAAGGCGCAAGCACAAGGCTGATCCAATTATCGCTGAACCATTGCTTCAGTGGTTGAAATAATCCTTCATCAAGCCATTTCCCAAACTTCCCGAAGATTTGTCCGAAAAAATCTCCAATTTTCTTGATGCCTGCTCCAAAGTCATCACCTGCTTTCTTCAGACCTTTTCCAAAGTCATCTCCGATTTGCTTGATAGCATCGCGCAATCCTCTGAGCATCATCGGGATTCCGTCAATGAAAGCCTTTACGAAGCCTTTGACAACTCCGATTACAAATTTCGGACCAGTGAAAGCAACAAGCAATGCAGGCAATGCTTCAATCAAAGCTGTGATGATTCGAGGCATCATCATTTGCAGATTATAAATGAACTCCTCGATTGCTTTAGGATTGCCGAGAAATTCCAAGAATCCATCAATCAGGCCTTCAATCAGACCAACAGCACCTTCAGTAATCATCTTCGGAAGGTCAGCAATGATTTTCATTAAATATTGACCAAGTTGCTTTGTGAAGTCTTTTCCTTTGCGAAGCAGGTTTATCACTCCAGCAATCATTTCTCCTTCAGGCCCGAATGCTTTGCCGATTTGCGAAATCATGTTCCCAACCAACGCATCTGCACCGCCTTGAGCAGCAGAGATTGCGCTATTGACGCCTTCCATGATTGCTTTGCCAGTCTTCGCGCTTCTCATTTCTTCGACTGTGTTTTTGGCATTCTCAAGTGCTTGTTGATTTTCTTCGTTCAAAGCTCCCGTCAGCTTCAGTTGTTCTTCCAGAGCAGAAATCTTTTCGAGTTCAATCTGCGCTTGTTCATTGATGACATCGAAGGTTCCAAGATTTGAAAGTCGAGTCTGTTCAACCCACTTTGCCGAATCTTCATTCAGTTTCTTTAGTTCGGAAAGCGGTCCTTTTTGAGACTCCAGAATTGCTTTTTCTTCGGCTGCCTTGATTGCCTTATCACCGTAGACTTTGACAGCATCCTCTTGTGCCTTCAGAGCTTCTTTCAATTTGTCATTCAGGATGCCTTGGTCTTGAAGTTCTTTCTGCTTGTTCTTGATTGCCTCAAGCTGGAAGGATGTTTTCGCTTTGATTTGCGTGATTTCATCCTCACCCATCTGAGCAGTCTGCAATTTCAGATTGGCCGTTTCTTTCTGAATATCTTTGAGAGCGTTCTTTGCTGCTTCAATAGCCTTTTCATCAATGACTTTGATTCGAGCGCCGGTCTTGCCAAGATTCTCAAGCGAGACTTTTGCCTTATCTGTTTCGCCTGTGAATCCTTTGACGAGATTGATTCCTTGCTTGACGACTTGACCAGAGAAACCAGTGTCGATGTTGTCTTTTATCTTCGTGAAATTCTTTGAAACATTATCCTTCAAAGAGTTCACCGATTTCTCGATGCCTTTGAATACTTGGTCTGCTGCTTTGGTGAGCGCATTATCTCCGAACAGACCAAGAAATTCTTTCAATGACCAAGCTGCATTCTCAAGAGGCTTGAGGAACAAGAAAGCAATCGAGCTGGCAATCATCGCCAGAGCTTCATCGAACAAGCCGAAGTTTCTGATGAGGATTTCGATGATTGCAATAACGCCTGCGACAGCTGCAACAATCAATGTGATTTTCGCCGTGATAAGCAGAACAGGTGCAACGGCCGCTGCCATTGAAGCACCTAGACCAGTCACAGCAAGAGTGACTGCTCCAATAACTCCTGCAATCGGACCAGCGACAGTCATGAACTCTTTGAAGCTCTCAGAGAGCGCCTTCATATCGACAGCAGCGATTGCGTTTCTGACTCTGTTGATAACATCTCTGGCAGTATCAATAACAGCGTTAAGATTGAACGTCTCAACAATCAGCTTTCCAATATCTTCTGAAAGCTCTCCAGCTGCCAATTTTGCTCGTTTGACTGAATCAGTGTAAGAACCTGCTCCATCGGCAGCTTTCTTGTATTTATCTGCCACAAGAGCGAAAGCATCACCTGAACGAAGCTGTTCATCTGTTAGGTTCTGAAGCTCTGGAATCATGGCAGACAAACCACGAGCCATGCCTCTCGTTGTGCCAATCAATCTCTGGAAAGAACCATCGAGACTATCTCCGGTAACCTTTGAAAGACCAATGGTCGCCTCAACAAGCGACTTGATCTGAGATTCAGAGAATCCCATTTGAACGGCTTGCGCTACCAAGCCACGGAGAACATCAGCATCAACTGCTTTCACTTCCTGAAGGCTGTCGAGATATTCACCCCAAGCATCGGCAGTGTTCTGGATTCTGCCGCCAGAGTTCTCAATCGCCTGAGTGAGCATGATTTGAGCTTTTTCGGCAGCAGCATAATCATCGACGAATGAACCGAGAGTATTTGAGAGAACGCCGAAGACCTGAGTAACTGCTGCGACAGCTGTTTGAATCGCAAGCATTGGCAAAGCTGCTTTTGAAAGCGTTGCTGACATGCCTTCAAATGCTGCGCCTAGCTTGCCTGTCGATGTGTTTGCTTTATCGCTTGTTGAAGAACTGCTTTTGACGATTTTATCAAGTTCGACAAATTGTCCTTGAAGGTCTTTGATTCCTTTAATAGCACCAGATGAGTCGAGAACGACTTCAACGCTTAACTGTTCTTTGCTTATTGCCATTCTTGCTCACTCCTTGAGACTTAGCATCCTTGCCGTCACCAAGAACCATGACCGCTTTCCTTTGGAAGTTGGTCATATCATAGCGCGTTGTGAACCATGATAGCAGATCAATCCACCATTCAGGTTGTTCTGCCAAGCCTCCGTCTGACCATTGCGCTCCTGTGGTCACAGCCACCACAAGAGTTCTATACATTTGAACTGTCCAAGAATCCCAAGTCGCTTTTGCAGGGCAGAAGCCATACAACTCGCCACCTTGATGAACATACATCGGAAAGATGTTTGCATCCTTTTCCGTGAAATCCCATCGGTCTTCTTGGCAGCGTCTCAGCTTTGATACCTTGCAGCTGTTGCAATCAAAAGCGCGGCCTTCTTTCTTGAGCTTCGCATGGTCAGCAAAGTTCAATTCTAGAAGTGCGCTCAGCCTTTTTTTGCGATTTCAGGCGACCTGTTTGCTTGTTTAGTTTGCAAAGCAGAGAACAATTCAGGAAGAATATCTTGAGCAGCGAGCGCCGCCATCAGGTCATCAGCGACCAAGCCATCTGCTCCTTTGCGGAACATGCTTTCTTCGCCTGTTTTGATGTCTTTCAATGCGATTCTGACTTGCTGATACATGAGAGAGTAAATTGGAATGTCACCGCCATCCTTGGCTTTCATGGCAATGGCCGAAAGACCATCTTTTGCCGCCAGCACATCCTTGAGCTTTGACGAAACCACCAGATGAAAGCGAGTCGGTTCTCCTTCGAGGCCAAGCAAGCTCTCGTCCAATGATTCCAAGTATGCTGCATAATTTTCAGGCTGTCGAATGGCAGAGTCCTTCGACGATACAAAAGTGAATGCAGTTTCAGCAGATACATTCAGATTCAAAGCCATTTTCTTTTCCTTCTTGGTTAAGAAAAAACCCGACAGCAGTGAGCCATCGGGTCGATACAGAAAGGAGATCGCTCTTGTTGCTTACCAAGAGCCTAACATCACTTGTACGAAACCACCACCTCATTCGCAGCGTCAAGAGCATCTTGGTATGCCTTGCCTTCGAACGAGACTGGAATCGAGCCTGTGTCTGGAACATCAATCGAAGGAACTTGGAAGATGACCTTCGGCATGTCGATTTCCAAGAAGCGCAGAGCTGTGTCGCCAAGTTTGAAGTTCAGGTCTTGAGCTTCGAACTGCTGAACAGCGTTGTAGAACTCAACCAAGTCATGGTTTAGGTTCAACTCAATGGTTACATCGACTTCCAAGCGGCTCGCTGGCACGAAGATTGAACCAGAAGCAGCATCGGTACCCCAACAGTAGTTCACAACTTCATGACCGTTGGCAATCGAGATGGTTGCCGAACGGATGCAAGGGTTACCTGGAATGCTTGAGCTTGTGAAAGTACCTTGCAAGCCGGTCTGAGGATTGTCGATGCCTTCGCTGCCAGTCAGAACTGGTTCGAAGTAGCAAAGATAGAC